CGATAAGCAATGGATATTAGATACTACGGAAAAATGGTGTCGTGACAGAGCAATCTACATTGCTCTGATGGAATCAATACATATTGCCGATGGTAAAAATGATAAAAAGGATAGAGATGCAATTCCAAGTATTCTTTCGGATGCTCTTGCCATATCTTTTGATAATAACATTGGACACGATTACATAAGTGACTATGAAAAGAGATATGAGTTTTATCATAGAAAAGAAGATAAAATTCCATTCGATTTAGAGTATTTTAATAAGATTACTAAAGGAGGTCTTCCCAATAAGACTCTCAATATAATTTTAGCTGGATGCGTTCATCCAGAAACCAGAGTTAAAATTAGATTTAGGAAAGTTTCTTGATTTTGCATTTTGGTGATGGAGTTCCTGTTCCAAACTTCCAACCTTCATTTAGTTTTATGTCAACTTCTTCTGGAAGTATCCTTTTCCATCCTTTTGATCCTGGTAAATGCATTACCTTCTTTCCTTTGTGTGCTTTTCCTCCAAGAGATGCTCTTTCTTTTCTTCCCTCATCTGATGCCCAATAACTAAATTCTGTAGACGCTCTTTTCTTTCCTCCAAGAGATGCTCTTTCTTTCCTACCCTCTTCGGTGCTCCAATAATAGAAGTTTTTAGTTTTGTTGTTTAAATAATCTTGTTTTTGGTTTTCTATTCCTTTCATTTGCCATTCTTTTCTTTCATTTGTTGGTGATGAGAAGAAACCAATCTTATTATCCCTACAAAACTCTCCAGTTATTTTTCTGTGTTGTGGAGATAATTTTGCTCCCAACATTTTCATAGACCTTAAATCGTTTGGATTTTTATATATCTTCCACAACAAATAATGTGCTAATATATGTTCTCTAACATTCAAATATGTGAGATTAAAATCTTCATCATTTCCTCCCATATGTTTGGGAGTAATGTGATGTTCGTGTAATCCAGAATATTTTTTATAATATTCTTTTCTTGACTTATTGCTTTCACATAAGTTAGAATAAATTTGATTAAACATTTCCCTGTCCCTGCTACTATTATTTATACAAAATGTGGATTGAAAAAGAAATATCAATTGCTGAAATTGATACATTGCTTAATAATGGGTATGAAGTAGAAGTTGATTCTCCAGATGGATATGTTCCGGTTAATTTTTTTATTAACAAGGGAATGTATGAAGAATTTGTATTAGAAATTGAAAATTTTGAATCGGTTAGATGTAATGGAGATCATTTATTTGAGACAAAATCTGGTTGGAAAAAAGCATCTGTTCTTTATGAAAACTCTTTAGACAAAAATATAATAAGTGTCCTAACAAAACTTGGATATAAATGTGGAAGAGTCGTAAAAACAGGAAATAAAATACCGATTGTTGATATTAATGTAAATCATCTAAATCATAGGTACTATACTAATTTAGTTTCTTCTCATAATACTGGAGTTGGGAAAAGTTTGGCACTATGCCACTTTGCAGCATCTGTTCTTATTCGAGGTAAAAATGTTTTATATATTACTCTTGAAATGGCAGAAGAAAAAATTGCCGAAAGAATTGATGCAAATTTATTGAACGTTCCTATTCAACAATTGGCAGATCTTCCTCGTCAAATGTTCGAAAATAAAGTGAATGGAATTGCAAAGAAAACGCAAGGAACATTTATCATTAAGGAGTATCCAACTGCATCTGCACATTCGGGTCACTTTAAGGCACTTCTGAATGAGTTGGCACTTAAAAAATCGTTTAAACCTGATATTATTTTTATTGATTATTTAAATATATGTGCTTCTTCCCGATTTAAACCAAGTGGTAACATTAATTCTTATACACTTGTAAAATCAATTGCCGAAGAACTTCGTGGGTTGGCAGTGGAGTTTAATGTTCCTATTTGCAGTGCGACACAAACTACACGAAGTGGTTATGGGAACTCTGATGTAGAATTAACCGATACTAGTGAGTCTTTTGGCCTTCCTGCGACTGCCGATATGATGTTTGCTCTCATTTCTACAGAAGAACTTGAGGGATTGGGGCAAATTATGGTAAAGCAACTTAAGAACAGATATAATGACCCAACAGTTAATAAAAGATTTATTGTTGGTATTGACCGTGCCAAAATGAGACTATATGATGTAGAGCAAGATGCTCAAAAAGATATACTTGACAATGGTAAAGAAAAAGATTATAATAATGAGGAAGAAAAGAAACCTAAAAAATCATTCGAGGGATTTAAATTCTAATGTCTATTATCGATACAAAAAAATATATTGAATTCGTTCGTGAAACTACAAGTCCTGCAAGTAGTGATTTTGCTGTACTTCTCTCTCGTATGACTGAATTGGAAGTTGAGAATGATGCTGATATTCCTCGTCTTATGACTGCGGCATTTGGTATGAGTGCCGAGTGTGGAGAACTGGTAGAAATTATCAAGAAAATTCTGCTGCAGGGAAAATCTTATAATGAAGATAATGTTATTCATATGAAAAAAGAAGCAGGTGATGTGCTTTGGTATATGTCTCAACTTTGTATTGCCTTAAACACTACATTTGAGGAATTGATGGAAATTAATTATCAAAAACTATCAGCAAGATATCCAGAAGGAACTTTCTCTGTTTATAAATCAGAAAATAGGTCAGAAGGAGATATTTGATTTATGGAGGTTGAAAAACCTCTTTTTTTGTTATTTCTGTAATCTCTATAATTTATAAATAATAATAGAGTTAAAGGTAATTATGAATTATATCGTTTATGCATATTGTAATGAATTTGGAAAATTTTATTATATTGGTAGAGGAAGAGTAGGTAGAGAAATTGAAAATCATAAAAGGATAAAAGTTCCTCCAAGAGAAAAAATTTCAATACTACATAAAAATCTAACTAAACAAGAAAGTGTTGATTATGAAAAAGGTTTGATTAAATTTTATGGAAGAAAAATTGATGGTGGAATATTAGAAAATTTAAGTATAGGTGGGCATTGCGGTTCTGAAGGAGTTCCTCCTTGGAATAAAGGTAAAAGGTGTGAATATATTTCAGAATCAAATAGTAAAAGAATTGGAGAATTACATCCACTTTATGGTAAATCTTTATCAAGAGAGATAAGAGATAAGATTAGTCAATCTAATAAAGGAAAAAAACATACCGAAGAATCAAAAAATAAAATTAGTGAGAGTAATCTTGGAGTTAAAAAAACAGAGGATCATAGAAAAAATATAAGTAAAGGTAAAAAAGGTATGAAGCAATCTGAAACTCATAAAAGAAATAATTCTAAAAGTAAGTGTAAGTTTTTATATAAGATTGAAACACCAACTGGAGAAATTATTGAAACTGAAAATATGAGAAAGTTTAGTATTGAAAATAACCTTCCTCCCGCATCTATGCACAGATTATCTGTTGGTCAGTATATTGAATATCGTGGATATAAATTAGTTAATAAAATTCAGTTAATAGTAAAACCAACTTGACTTTATTGTTTAGTGTGGTATAATCAAATAGAAAAGGATGCACTTGATACTAATTTTGAGGAAGTCTTACAAATGAACTTTGAAAAACTTTCGGCAAGATACCCAGAGGGAACTTTTGATGTACTTCGTTCTGAAAATCGCAAGGATGGGGATATTTAATCGATGTATTTGACTAGTCTGGTTAACACTAAATAATTTAAATAGTATTTTAATTTTAATGACTATTACTGAAATAGAATTAGAGTTAAAGAAATCAGGATATTTAAATTTTAAAAGCAAAACTATTAATCGAATTGCAATACTATCCGATGGTGATCGTTCGGCAGTATTGAGAAAAGTTGCTGAAATATTTAAAAATAAAGGTGCTATTTATAATCCTAATTATCAAACACCAATAATAAATGGTAGGGGTGGAAATCAAGTATCATCATTAGGGGTAGTTGAAATCGGAAACAAAATTATATTTACTAGACCAGCATCTAGACAAGGAAATAACTCCTCTGGAATTGGAAATGAAATTGCATTTGTGAATGGAATTAATAAGTATCTTGACACAGGATATGGAATATTTCATACAATAACTGTTGTTTTTTATGTTTCTGGCAGGACAATAACTGTTAATAATGTTTTAATAGCAGAATCTGCCGGATCTGATACTGCCGGTAGAAAAAAATCTGATGTGAATTTAGTTAGATTAAATGCTCCTACATTTAGAGTTTCACTAAAAAAATCTACGGCAAATTTTTGGGAATCTGCAGATAGTTATTATGGATCTCAAGCAGTTTCTATTATAGAATCATTAGAAAAAAGTGGTGACATATCACTAATAAGAACAGGAAATCGAGTTGATTTTGAACCTGGTATTACTGGGATAGCAATTCCTACAACTGATGACGAAAAATTAAATGTTATATTTGGATCTGATATATTGGGAAATGGTGCTATTGTTAAACAAACATTTTCTGGTAATACCCATTTTACTTGGGACGAAAATAATTTGATTTTAACAGTTAATTGTCTTAAACTTTACAGCAATATCAATCAGGTTAAATGTTCAGATGAGGACCCCTATATGTTGATAAGAAGAGGTTCTGATAGATCATTGAGTGGTAGGAAAGATTTTACGGGATTGAGAGTGCAAGCTGTATATAAATCTAGAATTACTGGAGATATTAAACAATTCCCAAGAAATAAATTTACAGGACTTATATAAATGGAAGATCTTCAATTATTTTTTAATAATATTCTAGACTCTTTTATTACTAAGAATGCAATATCTAAAAATATTATAAATGATTTTATTAAATATTTTTACTTTACTCTTGATAATGAAATAAAATCAAATAAATCTAAAATATTAAGGAATAAATATGTAAAGATTCGAAAGAATGGTTTGCAGTATATTATTGCAAATAAAAAACTAATATTATCTGACATTATTAAGAAAAACCAAAATAAATAATGAAAAGTTTTCAACAATTCATACATGAAGCAACTTCTCCATCAGAACAAGCTCAGCGTCTTGGTTTTCGTGGAGATGGTCATGGTGGTTGGTATGATAGAAGAAATAACGAATTTGTTGCTAAAACTGTAGGAGGAAAACTCAAGTTCTATAACAAAAGAGAAATAATTGGAGCAAAGGATCCTATACAAAGTGAATATGAAAAAACTGTTCCTTCTCCGAGTTATAATGACCCTAATTCTAAACCACTGCAGCAACAACCCTCACCACCACCACAAGAACTACCACCAGAGCAAGAATTAGCAGCACCAGAACCTCAACAATCAGTTACAACTCCTCCACTAGTACCTAAGACTAAAGGAACTTTAACCGTTGCGTTTGGTCAATTTAATCCACCCACATTAGGGCATCAGCAATTAATGGATGTTGCGGCACAATCTGCCGAGGAAACTGAAGGAGAATATTTAATTTACCCATCTCGAAGTCAGGACAGTAAAAAAAATCCATTAGACCCGGATACTAAAATTTCATATATGAGACAAATGTTTCCACTTCATGGAGAAAGAATTGTAAATGACGGCTCAATTGTATCAATATTTGATGTTCTCAAAAGAGCTCATAATGATGGATATACTAATATTAGAATTGTGAGTGGTTCTGATAGAGTAAAAGAATTTGAAAAATTATCAAATAACTATAATGGACAATTATATCAATTTGATACAATAGAAGTATTGTCTTCGGGAGACCGTGACCCTGATGCTAAGGGTGTTGAGGGTATGTCTGCATCTAGAATGAGACTTGCTGCCTCTGAGGGCGATCTACGTAAGTTTAGAGAGGGTCTTCCTACTGATATGGCGCGTAAATCATCTCAAGAATTATTTAATACGGTAAGAGTATCTATGGGTATTAATGAGAGCTGCAATCTTTGGGAAATTGCACCTAAATTTGACTACCAATCTCTTCGTGATAATTATATTTCTGAAAAAATATTTAAAATTGGGCAACTGGTAGAAAATACTAATACTGGACTTGTTGGAAAAATTATTCGTCGTGGTACTAACTATTTAATTTGTGTAACTGAATCTGATATGATGTTTAAATCTTGGATTAAGGATGTAATGGAAACTAAACAATACACCGAAGTAAGTATGAATAATAAGATAAGAGAACCGGGAAAACCAAATACCCTAATTGGAACTTCTGGATATTATAAGTATGTTAATGATATGACACCAAAAGCACCTGAAGCAAATTTGCAGGTTGGAGCAAAACCTTATAGTGGTTATAAAATATCTAATATCAGGGAGTTTATAAATAAATATAGAAAATAGTAAAGTAGTAAAGTTTTAATATGAAAAATCATATTGCCGAAGATTTACCAGCAAGACAATTTGCTGCTATTACAAATAAATCTAATACACTTAAAGGTAATACTACAAAAAAACCTTCAACAAATCCAGCATTACAAACGGTATATGATATTAGATATGAATTTAATAATAGTTCGGAAAATATCACTCTTAGACAAGTATACGATAGAGTTATGAAAACTAGTAAATTAGGAAGGGCAGAAAGACTTATCGTACAGCAAAAATTATTTGGTAAAGGGGGTAGTAGTATGAAGGCGGAAAACTTTAATTCTATTTTTAATAATGCAGCAGCGGATTCTATTTCAAACGCTCTATATCAAGTCTTTGTAGAAAAACTTGAAGTAGATGCTGATAAACTAAATACAGAATTAACTGAGTTTTATACTAAATTAAACAAATCTGGTGATTTGATTTACCATATTCGAGTAACTGATAAAAAAACTGGTGATAGTTATACTCGTGATGCATCTCGTGAAAAAATGGACGAACTCCGCAAAAATACAGATCTGTCTATTGAAATGTCTGAAATTGATTTAAGTCGCAAAAAAGAAAAACCGGCAGGGAAAGGATTAGATCCTGTAGGTAAGGAGGATGGTGATGTTGATAATGATGGAGATAAAGATAAGTCTGACAAGTATTTAATGAAAAGACGTGGTGCAATCGGAGATGCTATTGCAACTCGCAAAGAAGATTTTATTCATGAAGCAGGTAAAAAAAAAGAACGTGACCGATTTGATGTAATGCCAAAAGGAGAAAGAAATACAGTAACTGTTGGACCAGAGCTAGGTCCTAAAAAAGGATTAATGGCACATACTGAACTTAAAGGGAATCTGATATATGAAACTGGATATTCTAAGTTTCTTAATAAAATTAATGCACTTCATGAACAAGCAGTAAGTCAAAATCAACAGCAACTTGCTGCGATGGCACTTAAGTATTTGAAAGGGGATATGCCAGATGCAAGTAAAGAAATTGTAGAAATGTCAAAAATGGGAGAAAAAAAACTTAGAGAGTTTGCTAAAACTTCTCACGAAGGTCTTCCAGAAAAAGTAAAAGAAGAAATGAATTGTGATGATGAACCAGATATGCGCCCATTAAAAACAAAAATTAATCTTGAGAAAACTAAATTGCGATTAATGGGAGCAAAAAATCCAATTGTTATGATGATGCCTAGTCAAGATATTCCTAATTCATAAATAATTCGGAAACATTATAGAGGTTATTATGTCAATCGCAATCGCATGGTTAGTATCCAATCAAGCACTTGTAGCAACTGTATTATTTGCAGTTTCTGAAGCACTTGGAGCAAATCCAAAAGTTAAGGCAAACGGTATTCTTTCGCTTATTATCATTCAGGTACAAAATGCTTTGAAAGCAAAAGGCGCAAAAGACATTACTCCTTGAGTCATAGATTACTTTAGGGAGACCTAACTTAGGTCTCCTTTTTTATAAATATCAATATACAGAAATTGTAGGGTAAGAAAAATGGCTCTTTGGGGCAATAAAGATTCTTTAAGTAATCTCACAGGAACTATAGCAATTAATCTCAGCACAAATGTTGTGACTGGAACCGGAACAAGTTTTACAACTGCCGGTATTTCGACTGGTGATTTTTTAGTTGTTGGTACTGGTTCAACATACGGACAAGCAATTGTTTCTAGCGTATCTTCACAAACTGCACTATCAATCGGATCAACACAATTTCTGATTCCTCTTTCTGGTGCTATTACTGGTGCTGGATATACCGTATCACAAAAACCAAAATTTACTTTATCTGATGGACAGTATAATGCTCCTGATGTAAAGTCAAATAGATTTTCTGCTGTTTTTGGTGTAGATACTGCAGAAACTGGAATTGCCAGAACAACTACTTTTGGTGGAAAGTCTGGTGCATTTGGTGTCTCACATGCTGGTTGGGTTGGCGTTACAACTTATGTTGATAATCATGGAAATCTAAGAGTTAAGTCTGAAACATTAGTAGCCGGTAATTATGTTACTGAAGATGCTGGTGATGATTCTAGATTTCCCGATAGTTAGTAACTGATATGAGATTTGATGAGTTGAATGAAGATAATTATATCTTATTTGCAATTAAGTACTATGAAAATCCACAATCAGTAACGATGGAAGATTTTCATTCTGATCTAAAACGAATTAGATATGTTAAACGACTTCTAAAACGATATAAAAATACTGGAGAACTTAAAACTCATTTGATAGTAAATCATTTAATAGTATTGTTTAATGTTTTTAATGATGCAACAGTTCCTCTACTTTTTTATAATTTAGAAAAAGATTTGTGGTCTTATATTAAAAGTTTTTTAATATTTTTAAATCGTTTACCAGAATATCCAAAAACTCAAATCCATGAAATTGTAGAAGACTTTGAGTGCCTATCTCAATTGCAACTAATCTAATGAATATCGATAAGATTATTTCAATAATTCGTTCATTAAAGGAAGACGGCAGCCCTACTATGAGTACAGGCAGCACTGCCGGTTCTGCCGGATTTGGGGGTGGTGCTCAAGGGTTTGATCCAGGACCCACTGCCGGATATGATATGCCTCTTGATGGGCGTTCTAGGATGCTAAAAAGACTCCCACCACTATACCGAAAAGGTTTAAGAAAAAGAAAGAAAAAAAGAACAAATAAATAATTATGAGACCGTTTTTTTATGGAAAACATTACCCCCCGCAATAAAAATGTATTCCCCAACTCAATCCGTAGAAACTAAAGTTGCAATACTAGAAGAAAAAATTAATTCTTCTGATCAATTATTGGCAAAAATTGAAAGTGCAATTGATAAGTTGATTGAGGCTAATTCAAATGTAACCAGAATGCTTGCTGTTCATGATGAAAAATTAGACAAGAACGATAGAATTGATGCGGTATTGTTTGAGAAAATTGACAGTCTTCACAGAGATATGACACGCCAGACTGATAATATTAAGAGTGGATGTGAGCGAGATATTATTAAAGTTAGTGATCGATTAAGTAATTTAGAAAAAAAGATGTGGATGATTGCCGGTGGTCTTTCTGTAGTTTCTTTATTGTTCTCTACTGTTGGAACTAATATTATTACTGATATATTGACTCCTGAATCCAATTCTGTTATAATAGAGAAACTGAAATAATATAGAATGGATTTGGTTGATTCCAAGTATATTGGATTAATTTCTTCTCGCCTTCCCAAATTTAAAAGAGTAAAATCAGACCTCTACAACTTTCGTTGTCCGATCTGTGGTGACTCTCAAAAAAATAAAAGTAAGGCAAGAGGGTATTTGTATGCTGTAAAAGCAAACACAAACTTTAAGTGTCATAATTGTGGAGCAAGTTTATCTTTTAATAATTTTTTAAAAGAAATAGATCCAGTCTTACATAAACAATATTCTTTAGAAAAGTTTAAGGAAGGACATACCGGAAAGAACTTTGTGGTTGAGACACCAACATTTGAGTTTAAAAAACCAGTATTTAAGGCAAAACTAAATTTACCTAAGGCATCTGAAAACCCAAGTGCATCTGGATACTTACTCGGTAGAAAGTTAAACCCTGATAAGTTTTATTATGCTGAAAAATTTAAGGAATGGACAAACTCAATAAAACCCACATTCCCAAATACCAAGTATGAAGAACCCAGGATTATTATTCCTTTATTCTATCAAAATACTCTTGTTGGGTTTCAGGGAAGAGCACTGGGTGTTAGCAAGGTTAAATATATTACTATAATGCTGAGTGATGATGCTCCAAAAATTTACGGACTTGATGAAATTGAAAAAGACAAAACTGTTTATATTACTGAAGGACCATTTGACTCAACATTCATTTCAAACTCAATTGCTCTTTGCGGAGCTGACGGTGATGTTAATAAGTGGGGCATTAGTGATTGTGTTTGGATATACGATAACGAACCACGTAATACAGAAATCTTATCAAGAATTTCCAGAGTTATCGAACTGGGACAAAAAGTTGTTATCTGGCCTCCAAATACTGAAGAAAAAGATATAAATGATATGATTTTGACAGGACAGAATGTTCAGTGTATAATAGAATCTAATACATATTCTGGATTAGAAGCAAAATTAAATTTTAACATTTGGAAAAAAATATGAGTAACGGAACAAAGGTAGTTAAAAGAAATGGATCAATCGAAAGTCTTGACCTAAACAAACTTCATATAATGGTTGAAGAGTCTTGTAAAGACTTAGCAGGAGTTTCTGCATCTCAAGTTGAAATGCAATCTGGTATTCAATTCTATGATGGAATTACAACTGCAGAAGTTCAGGAGATTTTAATTCGCTCTGCAAGCGACTTAATTGACCTAGACCACCCCAACTACCAATATGTCGCTGCTCGCCTTCTTCTGTTCGCCATACGCAAGCAATTGTATGGTCGTATGCACGAATATCCAACGGTTTTTGAGCACACTAAAGAATGTGTAGAATCAGGGTTATATGACGCTGATATTTTGAAACTTTATACACAAGAAGAGTTTGAGAAACTACAGTCATTTATTCGCCATGATCGCGATTATCTATTTACTTATGCTGGTCTTCGTCAAGTAGTTGATAAGTATTTGGTTCAAGATCGCAGTAGTTCAAAGGTATATGAAACTCCGCAGTTTATGTACATGATGATTGCTGCAACAATCTTCTCTAAATATCCAAAAGAGACCCGTTTAGATTACATTCGTAAATACTATAATGCAATCTCAAGACACAAAATCAACATCCCAACACCAATCATGGCAGGAGTGCGAACACCACTTCGTCAATTTGCATCTTGTGTTCTGGTTGATGTTGATGACTCCCTCGATAGTATCTTTAGCAGCGATATGGCTATTGGCAGGTATGTCTCACAAAGGGCTGGTATCGGTATTAACGCAGGCCGAATCCGTGGAATCAACAGTAAGATTAGAGGAGGAGAAGTTTCTCATACAGGTGTTATCCCATTCCTCAAAAAGTTTGAAGCAACTGTTAGGTGTTGTACACAGAATGGGATTCGTGGTGGAAGTGCTACTGTATTC